ATGCAATTAAAAGTTGATTTTTTAGAGAAGTATTTTCCAATCTATGAATCTGAACAAGAAAGGAAGAAAATAGCTAAATTAATGAATTTAAATGATTTCAGAATACTTCAATTTTTACTTGAATATGAAAATATTTTAAAGTTAATTTCACATACCTTAGGAATAAGATTAATGTCACTAAGTTACGAAAAACTCCATGATATCCTGAAGTATTATTTCGAAGTAACACGTTTTTATGCGTCTATACAAGACGAAGAAACATGGCCTAAGGAAAGAGCTAAGTTTGATGTAGATGAAAACGCGCATTTAGCCAGAATTGTTGAGGGCTGGCTAAATGACACAAAAATTCATAAAGAGACTACTATAGAAAAACTTTTAACTTATTGGAGTTTTACTTAATACTACTGAATAAACTGCTCAATACAATCCCTTCCGACTAATATCTTCTTGTATATCAAGAGCTTTCTTAGCTGCAGCTTTTAAACGCTTTGAAGATGATTTTTGTGCTATGAGAAGTTTATCTTCGTCAACATCAAAACCTAACTCTGTACGAGTTGGAGTCACAAATTTAATTAATAACTCTTCTAGTTCTATTTTTTGGTATAAACATAATTTAGTGAACTTGTTATATTTAACAGTAAAATCAGTTACTAATTCTTTATATTCGCCCTCTAACTTGTCAAGGATACCTAGCTCTTCATTCTCTTCATTCAATTTCTGATAATAATTAGCAAGCTCTTTAATTTTCTTTTCTAATTCTGGAAGGCCATTTTTCTCAATAATTAGTTGAATTACTATTTCATTAAATCTAGTAATAATCTCTATGGCTACTTCACAAACTTCACTAGAACCAACAATTTGAACTTTAGAAATAACTTTGCTGTGCTCCTCCAATGTCAATTGAAATTCCTTTGCTGAGTAGTCTAAAGATACGAAGCTTTCAATTGAAAAAATAATTCCTGTAAATGCAACCATAGCATCAGTGTAAATATTAATTTTAAGGTCTAAATGCTTGTCTGCAGTAGAAAGTAAAAGCTGATTTTCTTTTTTTACTTCTTCCAAACCCTTTGCATGTTCTGCTTTTAAATCTTCTAATACACGTGAATTCTCATGCTTTATTTTCTCTACTATATCTGTAATTTCACCAACATCTTCTTTGGTAGCAAGATTTTTGCTTTTTTGCTCTATGTAACCTTTAAAAAATATTCTTGCGAAACCGATTGTCCCCGCTACAGTTAAAGAGGCAAATAAACCAAGTTTTAAAAATTCATCTAAGTCCATCAAACCTTTGTCCTTTGCAGCACTCGTTCTACACGGCCAAGTACTGTGAACCTGCCAGATTCAATATCTTCAGCCTCAACAAAAAAACCAGAGTAAGCGTTGTTGTCACTAGTGACTTTATAACCCTTAGTTTTAAAATCATACTGAATACGTTTTACAAAAATCTCATCATCAAAGCGTAGAACACAAACACCTTCACGTGCTTCTGATAAATCATCAACCAACGAAACAAGCGTTAAATCACCATCATGAAGTGTATGTTCCATGCTATCACCGCGAACGGGAACAACGGTTAACTTCTTATTATGTAAGTTGTGCTGCTCTAACCAACGCTTTGAAAGTTCAAAACGAGCAATAGGGTGCTCAGCTACCACTAATGCGCCACCACCAGCACTGGCTGATAAATCATATTGAGGTACGACAGATAAGTCCGTATGACTTGGGCTTAAATAATTATTCTGCGTAATTGAAGTTGGCGCAGAAGCAAAGCTATTTCCGGTGAGAATATAGTGAACATCGAAGCCTAAACCAGAAAGTAAAGACAATTTATCTGATGGTATCGCTATTTGAGACTCCCATCGGCTTACTTGTTTCGATGACATACCTAAAAAATCTGCAATATCTTTTTGGCTTAAATTCAGTCTCTTACGTTCTTCTTTAAATAACTCGCAGACATTTATGTCTTTTAAGGGTTGATATGTAGACATATATGTCCTATCCTCACCACACATTAACAAAAACATTCTCTTTAAATCTCGCCAAAGAACTGAAAAGAGAATGTAAACCAAAAGGTACTTTACAATGAAACCTGAGCAAATTAAACAAGCCCTTGAAGAAAAAGGCTATTCACTGTCAATTGTTGCTACTGCGCTGGGTTTAAACCTATCGCATGTTAGTAGTGTTGTTTATCAACATACCACCTCATACAAAGTGGCTGCTGCCATTGCCAAGATTATCGGTAAACCGGTAGACGTTATCTTCCCCGATGTACCTGCCTACATTAAAAACAAAGATTGTCGCGCTAAAAAAGTACAAGCGTTACGCGAGTTACTAGCCAGTGAGCAATAGCATCGGCAATCACGCGTATTAAATCAATGTAATTTTGCAAGAGATTTTTACCATGGAAAATTTAACAATGGCACAGCAAAAACAACTCACTAAAAGCATACTAGATGCTGATGTAGCGCCAGATTGCGATATATATCACTTGTTTATACACAGTGTATGTTCAGCCATGAAGCGTTCAGGCTTTAGCCGCCCAGTAATAGCTGACCGCATGAACGATGCACTACGCGCTCAAAATAACGATGTTGACCAAGCAAAACTAAATAAATGGCTTGCGCCTAGTCAAACCAATTATATGCCAATGCATTACCTACCAGCGTTGTGTTATGCCGTGCGCTCAACTGAGCCAGCAAATGTACTACTCAAACCAATTTTGTTTAAAGCAGTCGATCAGCGCTCACAGCTACTGCAGCAACATGCCGAGCTACAAATGGAGATTGAAGAGCGAACAGCCATGCAGCGCTACATAACAGAGTCGTTATTGAACAGCGACGACCAAGACTGAAAGCACCATTACACCACCCGATATAAAACCCATATAAGGCTAAAAACAATGACAATCAAAGACCAAAAACCGTCTGCATTTTGTAAAACAAGCCGAATTAACGCAGTTGGAGGCTGTTATGAGCACTGAGTTAACAGATCAAATATTCACTGCAGAAGAGCAACAGCAGCTTAGTGAAAAAATCGAGAAGATGGCAGGGCACATACAACTTGTAATGCCAGATTCTGTTGACCAAGCATGGCAACTGGTTGTGCGCATGGAAGAACAAGCACTGGTAGAGACCGCTAAGCGTGGGCTGTTGTATATGTCGATCAAAATGCACCTAGGCCACGGCGAGTTTGAAACCAAGCTACGTGAACACAATATTGCACCACGCACAGCACAAGAAGCTGTAACGGTTGCAAAAATGTTTTTAGCACTGCCTGAGGCAAAAGCGCGGACGTCTGCGCTTTTAAATATGAACAAAAGCAAGCTGATTGAAATGGCGCGTTTGCCAGTTGAAACCGTTGAATCGCTTGATGACGACGACCTAGACACGCTAAATGATTTATCAGTACGTGAGTTCCGCAAGGAAATTCGCAAGCTAAAAGACAAGCACACCGAGCTTGAAGAGCAAACAGCCACGCTTATAAACGCCCTTGAAACCGAGCGCATAACCAAAGCCCCTAAACAAATGTACGAGCTACCTATGTTAGTTGCACAGGTTCGTCGTGATGCATTTGCGCACAGTGCCGTTGTTAACGAGTCGCTCGAAGAGTTTATAGCCATGGCAGAGCAGCTATGTAACACCCGTGACCTTGACCTAAACCACCGCATAGGTGCAGCGCAAACAACCTGGCATTTATGGCTAGGCATACAGCAGCGCATAACCCACATGTTAAACCGCTTAAGCGGTGAGTTTGGCCTAGAGCATTTAGCCGGCGCTGAGTGCATACCGCAATTTGCCGAAGACGAATGGCAAGACGCCCAAGCAAACCGTGAATACATGCTCGCCATGTTTAACGACCGCATTAAAACCCGCGAGTAGGAGAGAGCAATGCATCCTGCAGTTCAAAAATACAATAAGTTACCAAGCACAGGTAACGAGCTGAGTTGGCAAAATGCCAGCGAAACAGCCCGTAAAAAAGCCCAAAGTAGGGCAGTGCTAGTTCGCCATTTACTTACCCAAGAATGCGGCATACCTAAAGCATTTGAGGCACTAGTAAAAAACTACCGTGCCAACACGGCGCTTAGCACATTAGCAAGCGCGATTGACGCACTAGGTAAGTTACCAGGGCGTGCAACCATTTATAACTGGTGCAATGCGTATAAAGACAACGGCATTAACAGCCTATTGCCTAACCATAAAGGCAAAGCCCAAACACAATACAGCTGGCTTGCCCGTTGCCTTGAGCTTTACCACAGCCCAAACAGCCCAAGCTTTGCACAAGTGGCAGATCAGTTAAACAAAGAGGGCTACAAGGCAGAGCATCACCAAGTGCGCCGTTTTATAAATGCACTGCCGCATGAGTTAGGCCCACAAAGCCCGTACCGCATGGGCGCAAAACTGTACCGTGAAAAACATAAAGATCACCTACTGCGCTCAACCGACAATATTAAGCCTGGCGTTATGTATAACGGCGATGGCCACACACTCGACGTATACCTAGCTCACCCTAAAACGGGCAAACCTTACCGCGCCGAGTTAACCGCGTTTCAAGACGTTGCAAGCCGCTGCATTGTGGGCTGGGAACTCGGCTACGCCGAAAGCACGTTAGACACGCTAGCAGCAATAAGCCGCGCTATTAAAGTGCATAACAACGTGCCTGCCATGTTCTATCTCGATAACGGCTCAGGCTACAAAAACAAACTGATGAACGACGACACAACCGGTTTTTATGCGCAGTTTGAAATAGACGTAATATTTGCCATACCAGGCAACGCCCGGGTTAAGTGGATTGAGCGGTTCTTTTTACACATGGAAGACCGTGTAGGTAAACGCTTTAGCACGTATTGCGGGCGCGACCACGACGATCGCCATAAGCAGCTGGTACTTAAAGAGGCCAAGCAAGGCAAACGCAAACTGCCTACGGTAGACGAGTGGATAGCCGAGTTTAAAGCATTTTTAAACGACTACCACAACAGCGAACACCCTGAGATCAAGGGCAAAACACGCCAACAAGTATGGGACGAAAACATAGAGCGTGTACCACCGGTTGAGGGCGATTTTGTCATGCTGCCGCGCGAAACCGTCAACATTCGTCGTGGCCGCTTCCGCTTGCATCAACGTGATTATTCAGCCGACTTTTTACACCAGTTTAACGGCCAAGAGCTTGTTGCCGCCTACGACCTACACGACGACAGCTACACCAAGCTTTATAAGCTCAACGGTGAGTTTTTAATGTTCGCTAATTTAAAAACTAAATCGCATGCCGTGCCTACGTCGCGCATTGAGCAAGCCGAAAGCAAACGCCGCACAGGTCGCTTAAAACGCATTGACACCAAACGCCGCGAAATCGAAGCCCAAGAAACGCAAGACCGCATTATTGACGTTGAGTCAGTGGCTAAGTTTGGCGCGCCAATTAAAGCCATTGCAGCACAACAAGCACCGGTAAACATATTTGATTTTGATGTAACGCCAACGCAGCCACAGCACGAAATCGACCTAAACGAATTACTTGATCAACCTAATTTACACAAGGAACATACTTATGAGCTATAGCCAACCACACCCATACACGCCAGAGCAAACGCTACGTGTTGAGCTAATAAACCAAGAGCTAAGCACCACAGGCATGACAGCCGAAGAGCTTAATTGTGGCTTTGCCCTGCAATCAGTTAAAGAAGTACTGGCAAACAAATGCACCATTAACCCTGAAAAAATCATTGTGGCGATGTGGCAAAAGTTGTTTGGTAACGCCGCGATTACTGAAATTGAAAAACGCAACGGCTTTAATAAGTCATATAACAAATCTGATCGCGAACTCGCAGCCCGTATATGCCTGCGTTTGCAATCACCCGAAATACGCGAGCAAAACATTACCAGCGCCAGCATTGCTGTGAGCATGGGTAAAAGCCCTGCGTCTATTAGCCAACTGATTAACGGTAAATATAACGCAAAGCCAACGGCGCACTTGCACGACATTTGGGCGCTTATTCGCCCAGCAGAGATTGACCAAGGCAAACCATCTAATGAACGCAAAAAAATTGAAATTGTGTACGGTGATGTGCGCTTTATTCCTACCAGTACGTCAAAACTCATTGCCATGGCATGTGACCAAGCGCGAGCACGTAAACGCTTTAGTGTATTTGCAGGCCAAGCAGGATTGGGTAAAACCAAAGGCATTGCGGAATATTGCCGCCACAACAAAGAGGCCATTTTAATTGCCGGCAGTGAGCAAACCAGCAGCACCCAAGTACTTGAGCAACTCACCTTAGCCCTGGGCTTATCGCGCTGCCCAAGCGCGTATAAAAACATGCAAAAGATTATTAGCGCATTGCGTGATACAGACCGCCTAATTATTTTAGACGAAGCCGACAAGTGCAAACCAAACTCGCTTGACCCACTGCGCACCATAAGCGATCAAGCAATAGTAGGCGTAACGCTGGTTGGCAACATTCAACTGGTAGACAAACTGCAAACCCAAGAGCGCTACGAACTGATAGCAAGCCGCGTGTGTTTTTGGCCAAAACCTATCGGCCAAATCACCGTTGAAGATATTCGCACCCTGTTTTTAGAGCTAACCGAGGGCACCGTAAAACTCGCCCAAAACGATGCAAAGTGGTGGCAATGGCTACACAAACGCGTTGAAGGTAACGCCCGTGAGCTGGTTGAAAACTTGCTACCGCACTTGCTTAACCACACCAACAAAAACCCAGACACCGCCGTAGACAGGCTGTTAGTCAATGGCATCTTTTCATCAGTACTTAATAAACCAGCGGTTTAAACGCTGTTTAAACACATTTTAAATAAGGATTTAATCATGGCATTTTCAATTAATTTAAACACTCCACGTTTTACCGCGCGTTTAGCAGTAAACGATACGATCAGCACGCAACACATGCTGGCAGTACTTGCAGATAAACAAGGCTCGGGCGAGTTTATCGACAGCTGCAACGGCAATATAAAAGCCGCGTTCTCAATGCTGATAGCCGAAAAGCTATTCACTATTCAGCATGTTTTAGGCGTTAAATCGGCTGAGCAATTGGCTATTCGCTTTAATCACTTACACCCAAGCCTAGCGCGTATTTTTACCCAAGGCATGGTCGACTGGGGGATTAAAGTGATCACGTTAAAGCCTGCTGTGGCATTTGAGCTAACCCCAATGGAGGAAAGCGCATGAGCAACTTGATCCAACAAATCAAAATGGCACAAAAAGCGGCGGGTATCGAGCAAGATATCCACCAACTTAATGTGTCGTACATTTGTAATGGCCGCACCAATACGTGCGCAGACTTAACCAAGCTTGAGCAACAGCAGCTGCTTGCGCGTTACCGTGCAATGAACCCAAGTGCCGGCAAAAAGCAGTTACCCGCCCAGTTAAAAATGATTTACAGCCTGTGGGGCCAATTAAGCCGCGCAGGCGCGGTAAACATAGATTCAAAAGGGGCGTGTGACGCGTTTTGTGAAAAGCACCTACAAGGCAAAAAGCTTAGCCAAAGCGCCCAGCAATGGCCACATATTATAGAAGTACTTAAGCAATGGCTTATCCGCCACAAAGCTAAGCAGGGGGCGTAAATGGCAAATTACGAAGAGTACCAAAACTTTACCATTAACCCGCGTAAGCCGCCTTACACCGAGGAAGAACGCTATCGCCCAGTTAAAGCCGCAGACCGCGAAAAGTGCCGCATTCGCCGCAATGTAGAGGCCTACCAAGAGCAACGCAGACTAGACCGCGAACACGGCTTAGATTATTTATTTGAGGAGCAATCATGAGCGAATTAACCATAGATTTACGGGCGTTACCCCATGGCCTGCGCCGTATAGTTAAACACTTAGGCGTTGAACAAACCATTGCGGTACTCACCGAGCAGCAAGGGCAAATGTTTTATATCCCTGAAAAGCCAACTGAGGATCACGAAGTAGTCAAGGTATTTGGTAAAGCCCTGGTGCAAGAGCTAATAGATGCCAATGTAGGGTCAAGCTACCAAATACCCATGCTGCACAAAGTGCTTATGCAAATTCGCAATCAACAAATTTGCCAAGCCCTGGACACAAAAAGCAGCAACATTCAGCAGCTGGTTAAGCGTTTTAAGATCACCCGCCAGCAAGTAAGCAGTATTTACAGTGCATACCAAGACGAACGGGCGCACGAAACACAATTAAATTTAAGTTTGTAGGGGGCTTTATGGAGCTTTTAAAAGACATTAAAGCAGAATGCTTAGCCTTTTTTAACGCTGCGACGTTACGCAGCAAACCAGTAATTCATTACAAATGCCCTGAGTGCGATAACACCTTAAGAACCATGCGCCCACCAGAGGGCGAGGTTTATAACGATCACACTATTTGCATTCATTGCTGGTTTGAGTTTATCCGTGTTACCGACGGCACTGAGGTAAGAATCCAAACTTACCCCAGGCACAAACATGCAAAGCAATAACTTTGTACTGCTCACTGCATTGCAACTTAGCGGCGGCGCTAAACCTAAGCGATGGCATTACGAATACGGTTTAAACCTGTTAGCCCGTTACATCAACCAACGTAAAGTTATGGGTTTAGATGTAACGGGTTTAATGGATGAATACAGGGAGGCGTTTAAAAAAATTAATCAAAGCTTTTTTTCACACTCACTTAAAAATAGTATATTGGAAGCGGTTAAGTGAAGTGTATAACTTACAAGATCTGGAGATACATTCTTGATTTCTGAGCCTTGACCATGGCCACTTTCTTTATTTCTGATGGTAGGCACGCCGCTTGATAATAATCCGAGAAATTGATTGAACTGTTCTTGCATGTAACTAGGTACAAGGCCGTTCGTTAAACAAATATTCAACAATCTTTTTGCAGTGTCATTTGCTGAGTGTTCCCAATTATGTTTTTTACAAATTGCTTTTAAAGTACTTTCAAACGCTTTCAGGCATTCATTTAAAGACTCTTTGTATTTTTTATGTCTGTAATGAGAATGTGCTGATAAAAATTCTTGTTTTGCACCTTCTAGGAATTTACTAACCTGAAGAACATTTAATGTAGGTTTGACTACTTCAGAATGTAAGAATTGAGAGTCTACTCTAATAATCTCGCCATCACTAAATTCATACCCTACACCATGTTGTTTAAATCGAATATTTAATTCATCGATTGCATCATTTACTTCTTGAGTTGTTCCTTCCTCTCTTTGAAACCGAATAAAATTCTCTCTTACATATGTATGGATTAAAAGGAAAGTTAACTCAATAATATCTAGGCATTTTTCAACATCACTTTCTTCAAAAAAATATTCATATACCCTATCAAAAATGGGCCCGTCATTTCTATTTGTTAGCGAAAACTGTCCGTACTCTTTGGACAAATCTTTATTAATTTTATGATAAACCTTATCTGACAAGGTCTGGCCGTAACCATTTCCAGACCTGTTCCCAACAGTGTCTTGGATTATATGTATAATCTGAATCTTTAAGGCTTGAGGTATAGTTTCATATTGGTAAACATCAGGAGTTTCTCCTCGTAATGCTTTTTGTCTTTTAGAAAAAATGTTCAATATACCCATCTGATTTCCAATTGATTATTTATTAATTCAACAATATTACTTTAGAAACAACAATTGTTCTATTGCAAAGATCATAGTATTTATTCTAACCTAATAGACTAGCTCGAAAGCCCCAGCCGTAAACAACTTTACAGTGTTACCCAATCCCCTAAATTGATTTACTACCAGCATGACAAATACAGTGCATGCGCCATTTATTGAGTTTTTAGCTCAACAAATTATCAAGGCCAGTTCTAAAGCCGAGCAAATTGCAATATCTCGCCGTTGCCCGCTAAAAGACCTGCCCGCACTGCGTTCCCGCGTTAAAGCGCTGCTAAACCCAGCGAACAAAAAGCCGGCGCGCAGTACTCGCTTACCTGCCTGTTACGTCCTAGTAAAACAACGTTTAACCATAAAGAGGACTCAACAGCATGGCGCTTAAACAACGAGTGGCCGTACCAACAGCACCGAGCTTTATATTTCAGGAGCTGGTACCAAAAGCCACGTTTGAACTATTTAACGACACCCCATTATTTTTAATTCATTTATTTGATGAACGCGCATTGCGTATGCTGCAAAAGCTGCGCGACAAGTTTGGCCCATGCACAGTAAACAACTGGTACTGGGGCGGCGCTAATCAATACCGAGGCTATCGCCCACTTGATTGTGCAATAGGCGCAAAACGCAGCCAACACAAGCTAGGCAAAGCGTTTGATTGCAGCTTTGAAAACTACACAGCCCAGCAAGTACGTGACTACGTATTAGCCCACCCGCAAGAATTCCCCTACATCACCGCCATTGAAGGGCAAGTGAGTTGGTTTCATTTTGATGTACGCACGCCTACATGGACGGGCATTAAAGTATTTAACCCGTAAGGAAAGCCAATGACCCCAGAGCAAGAAAATCAACTATTCCAGTCAATCGGTCAAATACAAGCGAGTCAAACCGCTATTTTGAATCAAATTAGTTCTCTAAAAACCGATATCAACAAGCGAGTAGACAAACTTGAAGACCGCGTTACCAAGGTTGAAACCCATGTAACTAATAATCGGGTAAAAATGGCTGGAATCGGTGGTGCAGCTGGTCTAACGGTTGCACTAATTACTGAGCTACTTAAAAACGGTGGCTTATAATGGCGCACCCTGCAGAAAAGAAAAATGCCGTACGCCACAGCTATGTAAGCGAGCTGCTCGCGTTAAGTGTTGCCGCCATTAAACACAGCGTGGCCGATGGCACTGCACGACGCTGGAAAATGGAAGCCAAAGACAACGGCGACGATTGGGACTTAGCCCGTGCCGCAAGCCGCCGTAGTGAAGGCACAGCAGGGGAGTTTACTACCGACTTTATTGAAGAATTTACCATTCAAGTTAACGAAACCTTTGAGCTTTTAAGATCAGCAGACGGCGCACAGCTGCCCCTTGAACAACGTATAAAAGTACTTAGCTCGCTCACCGATATGATGAGCAAAGTTATGAAGGTATCAGGCGGTAATAAACGCCTTGAAAAGCGCACCATTGCCACCGAAGTACTTAAAATACTCGCTAAGTTTGTATCAACCAAATACCCCGAATTTGCCCCCGAGTTTGTAGAAATACTTACCGCCTTTGGTCCACGGCTCGACAAGGAGTTAGACGACTAATGGCCGATATGAACTCACGCGACTTTTTAGCTGAAATAGAGCAGATCACCGGCTCACTGCGCCGCGATATTGAAGCCAAAGAACGCAACATAGACCCAAGCCCCGCTGCAATTAAAGAACGCCGTAAACGCGTACTTGGCGGCGACTTTGCGTTTTTTGTGTATACGTATTTTCCGCACCACATGTGGCTTGACGACGATCAAGAGGCCTCTGAATTCCAAAGCTATTTTATGAACTGGTTCCCCGAAGCGCTCAAGCTTAAAAACGGCTGGAAAAACTGGTTTGTAGCCCCGCGTGGTGAGGGTAAAAGTACCCTTGCTGTAAAAATTGCGCCTGTTTATGTAGCGGTGTTAGCGCTCTTACAAGACCCTGATATTTGCCAAGATCTGGGCCTTGCAAAAATAAAGCAATTTATCGATTTTGTGATCTTGTTTGGCGCTGAAACCAAAATGCCAACCAAAACACTAGAGGTAGTTAAAACCGAGCTGCTTAACAATAACAACCTCGCGTTAGACTTCCCCGAAGTGTGCCAAAAGTCCCCCGTGTGGAAGTTAGGCGAGTTTGTAACAGCCCAAGGCGTACGCTTTGAAAGCCGTGGTGCTGAGCAATCAGTACGCGGTACGTTCCATGGTGCAAGCCGCCCTAAGTTGCTGCTATCCGATGACATTATAACCGATGCCGAGGCAAAATCGCCCACTGAGCGCGATAACCGCTGGCGCTTCCTAGAAGCTGCTGTGCAATACCTTGGCCCACCAGATGGCACCGTAAAATTTTTAGGTGTAAACACCGTTTTAAATAACGACGACCCAATAAGCCGTGCTGAAGAAGCACCAGGGCACATTGTTCACCGCTTTAAAGCCATTAAACAAATGCCAGAACGCATGGACCTATGGGAAGAATGCCGCGATCTAATGGTGCATGACGACAAACGCTTTGAAAAAAGCGCGGCCGCCAAAGGTGAAGCCGTTTCAACCGAGCAAAAACCGTCATTTAAGTTTTGGCTCAAGCGCAAAAAGCAAATGCTTAAAGGTGCCACTACCAGTTGGCCAAGTGTGCGTTCGCTTTACGATTTAATGTGTATGTGGGCGGCTAATAAGCGCGAGTTTAACCGCGAAATGCAAGGCATAGCCAAAAGCGACGAAGAAGCCATTTTTTATCAGTTTGATTTTTGGGTTGATCGCCTAAACGAGTGGATACCCTACGGCGCATGTGATCCAAGTATGGGCAAAACTGAAAAAGCCGACCCCAGCGCTATACTCGTGGGCTTTTACTCTAATGATTTACAAAAGCTACACGTTGAATACGAAAGCCGCAAAGTCCGTGGTACGAGCCGTTTACTTAACGACTTAATACGCGCACAAAAAGAATATAACTGCCGTGTGTGGGGCTTTGAGAACAACAACGCCTTTGATTTTATGCGCAGCCAGTTTATTACCACAGGCCTAGAGCAAGGCATTGCACTGCCTTTACGTGGTGTTACTGCGGTTATTAGCGCCGAGGAACGCATAGGATCACTTGAAACCTATGTAACCAATACACCAGCGCAAATTGCCTTTCATTCACATTGCCGCTTACTACTCGACGAGCTTGAAAACTGGCCAGAAAAACAAACCGCCCATCACTACGATTTAAGCTGTGCCCTGGCTATTTTGTGGATGGTAGCAAGCACAGGTGCAGGCGGCATGCCGCGTGTTAATAGCCGCAAAGTCACAAAACAAATCAGGGGATATCATGTATAGCAAGCCACGCATTAAATCTACAGCATACACCGCGCTAAACCGTATGTTTGACCAAAACCGCATAGACCCAAATCTTACGTCGCTTATTACTGAGCTACCAAACCCTGATCCAATACTGCGCCGTGCGGGTAAAAACACCGCTATTTACGAAGAAATAGCCCGCGACGCCCACGTTATTGGTGAATTACGCTCACTACGTAGCGGCTTATTTAGCTTTAATACCGAGTTAGTACCAGGCGGTGACGATGCAGCCAGTTTAAAAAGCTATGAACTAGCTAAAGCATTTTTTGCCCGTAAACCATGCCCACATACAGAATGGGCTGATATGGATTGGCACAACTATAGCGCCATTTTAAATGGCTTTAGCGTTACTCACTTGGGCAAGTACATTAAACACGATGGCCACTGGCAACCTGAATATGTAGAGACCTGGCGCAACAGCCGCTTTGCATTTAATAGTGATCACGAGTTGCTTGTTAAGACCAGCGAAAACCCACAAGGCGAGTTAGTCGATCAACGCCGTTGGTCGTGCGTTCGCCACATGCCAAGCGCCGAAAACCCGTATGGTATCGCATTGTTAAGCAGCTGTTTTTGGCCGTGGACCTTTAAACACGGCGGTTTTAAGTTTTTTGTACAGCTGTGCGAACGCTTTGGTATTCCATTTCCTGTGGGTAAATACCCAATTGGCAGTAAAGAAAATGACATCGAAAATTTATTAGATGGCTTAGCACGACTTGTGCAAGATGGCATTGCCGCCATACCGGATGACACGACAATTGAGATCATCGAGAGCAAACTATCTGGCGAGCCAGTGCCAGAGCGCCTAGTTAACTTTTGTAATGCTGAAATAAGCAAAGCGCTAACCAGCCAAACCCTAGCAACCGAGCAAAAAAATGGCGGCGCACGGGCAGCCAGCGAAACCCATGCAAAACGCGCGGGCGATAATCAACGATCAGACAGGGCGCTTGTAGCCTCTTACCGTAACCAGCTTTTAAACGCACTACACACAGTAAATTTTGATGGTGGCGAGCCGCCCAAATTCATCTTTAAAGACAAACGCGAAATTAACACAGACACCGTAACCCGCGTGCGCGAAACAGCCCGTATTGTGCCTGTTGGTGAAGACTGGGCCTATCAAGAACTCGGTGTACCAAAGCCAAAAGACGGCGAAACAATCCTAGATGTGCCCGACGAAGGCCACGGCATAGCCACTGCGGCTAAAACTGAGTTTGCCAAAAAACAAACGAATGCCGTAGAGCTTACCAACGAGTTTGATGAATTTGATCACGCAAGTGACGACACCATTAAACAGATTTTTCAATTTGCTCAGGCCTCTAAAAGCCTGAACGAACTTAAGCAAAAAATAACCTCACAATTTCCTGATATTTCAGACTCTGCACTGGCAGACGTTGCCCAAACAGCAATGGAGTATGAATTTATGGCAGGCATGAACGAGGCTAATTCAAAAACTGTGGAGATAGACGATGAATAATGTTCCTGACGGGTATTTAAAAGACGGTAAAGGCAATTTAGTAGCCATTGCCAACATCAAACAAACTGACTTGATCAAAGACGAGTTTGTAAGAAAAGCCATTGATAAAGCCGTTGAAATGCAAGAAACACTGGCAGAGTTTAAACAAAGTTTAATGGCTGAAGCCGACGACTTTATAGAGCTATTAGCGCAAGAACATGGCGTTAACTTAGGCGGCAAAAAAGGCAATGTGACACTACGCACCTTTGACAGCCAACTAAAAGTAACCCTGCAAACTCAAGAACGAATTGAACTAGGCCCTGAATTGGCGCTTGCTAAGCAATTAATAGATCAATGCCTGGATGAATGGACCGAAGGCGGTAACCAAAACATTAAAGCCATTGTGAGTAAAACGTTTAATACCGATAAGCAAGGCTCGCTTAACCCGCAACGCATTTTAGCCCTGCGTAAACTAGAAATATCAGACGATTCAGGCAAATGGACTAAAGCCATGAACATTATTGCGGAATCCGTTGGCGTGGTTGATTCTTGCCGTTTTATCCGCTTTTACAAGCATGATGATAACGGCATTGAGCAAGCAATTTCACTCGATATAGCAAAACTGTAGCGGGGCGCTTATGGCCATCACAAAAGAGCAGTGGATAGAGGTAGAAAAGCACTTAGCAGGCTTTTTTGGCTCGGTTATTTTCAAATACGGTGAGTTTGAAATAACAGTGACACGCGGGCGCGTATCTGAGTCTAAAACAAGCTTAGTTGTGTATGTAGACGATGTAATTAAGGGTGGCTGGTACTCTAAAGACAACGAACGCCCTTCATGTATTCCTGATGTTTGGCGTAAACGAACCCGCGCCAGATACACGGCTAAATCAATCAAGGATGCAGAAAAAGTATGGGGTAAGCGCGGTGCAAAAAAAGAATTCCCAGAGCTTTACGAAGTAACCGAATACCACACATGCGATTTTACAACCGCTAAAAGCCTCGTTCGTCAGTATAAAAAGCTCGAAGGTTTAGAGCTTATTAAAATTGGCGGCCAATCTTACGACGACTATATAAAGGTATAACTATGGATCCAATTACAATAGCACTTGGCCTTGCAAAGCTCACAGGTTTGGATAAGAAAATAGGCGATTGGATAGGGGGCGACAATGGATCAAAGGTCGCGTCTAAAGTGGTAGATATTGCGCAAACCATCACCAATGGCGGCACGCCTGAGCAAGCATTTAACCTAGTTCAGCAATCTAGCGCATTGCAACAAGAGTTACGGCAAACAATTTTAAACCGTGAAAAAGAGCTTGATGATTTAGCGTTTAAAAACACTCAAAGCGCCCGCAATATGCAGATCCAAGCACTTAATCAAGATGATAAGTTTTCTAAACGCTTCATTTATTATTATGCCTGGTTCTGGTCGGTCGCAACGGTTATATACATAGGCTGTATAACGTTTTTAACCATTCCAGATACCGCAACACGCTTTGCAGACACCATTTTGGGCTTTATTTTAGGCACCGTTGTAGCGTCAATATTGAATTTTTTCTTTGGTAATAGCCGTGATAATTCACGTAGAAACGAAATTCAAGACATTCAACAGTCGTTAAAAGAGCAATAATATGGCCTTACCAGCTCCACAATATGGCGACCTTGTTAAGTTCAAGGAAGCCATTTCTCATTTCAAAGATAAAATTAAGCTTACCAGTGAGTCATATAAAGACTTACAGGGTTTAATTCACGCCAAAGCATTTACCGTTGCCGGTGCAACACAAATCGAGATCATTAACGAACTATATAAAGCAGTTGATAAGGCGATTAGCGATGGCGAGACCATATCGGACTTTAGAAAACGCTTTGACAAAGTAGTTGATGATCACGGTTGGTCATACAATGGCAAACGGGGCTGGCGTACTAAAGTTATTTATCAAAACAATAAAAACACTGCGCGTGCAGCTGGCCGTTGGCAACAACAAGAGCGTTTAAAACAGCGCAGGCCATATTTATTATACTTAACAGCTGGTGATAGCCGCGTAAGACCTGATCACGGTAAGTGGAATTACATTTTATTGCCTGTGGATCATCCGTTTTGGGATACACATTATCCGCCAAATGGTTATAACTGCAGATGTAAGGTGGTATCACTTAATGCGCGTGATATTGCACGAATGGGGTTATCAGTAACCAAGCCAGAAAAAGTTAATAAGTTTATGGAGTCATTCAAAGTTGTAGACCCATCAACAGGCGAAGAACTTAATAAGTTAGCAGGCATTGATCTAGGCTGGGATTATAATCCAGGTAAAGCATGGCTAGGTGCAGACATTGCAGCAGGTAAATCAGTTATGACTTTATCAACTGACATTCAAAAGTTGGCGGTTCCACAATTTAACGAAGCAGTTTTAAAATCTCAGCAGTACTATATAAAACAAGTAAACTTACAAGCAGCAAAGTTAGCGCTTAAAAAGTCAGCACCAGATAGCCAGCAATTTACGTTAGGGCACTTGCCTGTAAATTTACTAAACGAGCTATCACGTAAAAACGCACCTATATATAGTAGCGCTGTTACAGTCAGCAGCGCTCAAATTGAAAAGTTCTTAACTGGCCAGCTAGCAATTGAACAAATACACGACCTAATGAACGCTGTTCAAAATCCAAATACGTTTGCTTATATAGGCAACCAAGTAAAAATATCGTACCAAGGTTTTATGATCACAGTTGAGCTAGGCCCAACGTTCAATACCATCATAGCTGCCGAAAAAGTTTAAATATCGGCAGCTCAAAATATTTAAACAGCGTTTAAAAGGCGTTTAAAGTGTATTTAAAGGAAAGTTAAACGATCAAGAATGATCTAATTCTAAACGTACAATGAGCAGGAATGATCGTGGAATGAGTCAGTTTGAACAGGTTTCGTCTAAAAACAAGCGTAATCCGAATTTAGCTAATTTTGCGCTCAGGGTTAGCCAATCCCAGTAATAATGGGCTTTTCCAAAAGACGAGGGCGAAAATCCTCATATCATCATTATTCTAGAAATGAACAACCCCTTACATTAATAGCGATATAAACAACTTAACATTGAGCGGGGAAATATCGACAATACTAAGTAAATTATTTAATTTAACATAATCTAATTTATAGGCTGTTAATGTTAGTAGGTTTAAAGCAATGTTTCTCGTCATTACCACTCACACTAAGTCCAATACTAGACGGTATCGGACTTAGTGAGGGTTTATGCGAATTATATGATTTTATTCGAGTATCTTTCTTGAGCTTCATTATCGCTTAG